AAGATGTATGTCGACCTGAACGTTACTGGCGCGGCAGTGGATATTAACGCCTTGCGGCGTTCAGTGATGATCCAGCGATTGCTGGAAAGGGATGCGCGGGGAGGGACTCGCTATACCGAGCTGATCAAGAGTCACTTCGGTGTGACGAGTCCCGATTTCCGGTTGCAGAGACCGGAGTATTTGGGAGGTGGACGGTCGTTTATTACGGTTGCGCCAGTGGCGAACACGAGTTCGACCGTAGGAGAAGATCAGGGAGAGCTTCGAGGAGTAGGTAGTGGCGTGATTCAAGGGCACGGTTGGGCCAAGTCGTTTACCGAGCATGGCTATGTCATTGGATTGATGCGTGCCCGCGGAGACATCACGTATTTTCAGGGCTTGGAGAAGTTGTGGTTCCGGTTAGCCCGAGAGGACTTTTATTTTCCGGCGATGGCCCATTTGGGCGAGCAAGCGATCTTGAACCAAGAGATTTTCTCGAGTAACGTGACCGCCACAGATTTCGGCGTTTTCGCCTATCAAGAGTTCTGGGCGGAGTATCGTTACAAGCAGTCGAAGCTCGTAGGGAATTTTAACCCCGACGTTGCGGGGAGTTTGAGTTTTTGGCATTTAGCGGAGGATTTTGCGGCTTTGCCCACGCTGAGTGCGGCGTTTATTGAGGATCAGACGCCGATGCAGAGAGTTACGACGGTTTCGAGTGAGCCGGATTTCATCGCGGACATTTGGTTTGATTATCGATGTGCGCGACCGATGCCGGTGCGCAGTATTCCGTCCTTGCAGACTAGTTTCTAAATGGCTTGGCCGGTCATAGCCGCCGCCGGTATTAATTTGGTTGGCGGACTGCTCGCGAATCGCAGCAGGCGGAAGGAGGCCCAGAAGGATAGAAACTTTCAGCAGAAGATGAGTAGTACCAGTTTCCAGAGAGGGAAAGCCGATTTGGAAGCAGCGGGAATGAATCCCGCTTTGGCCTATAAGGGGGGAGCATCGACCCCTGGCGGTGCGATGGCAGGAGTTGAGAATGTCATGGAAGGCGCGGTCAGCTCTGCGATGCAGGCAAAGAGAATGGCCGCGGAGATTGATTTGATCAAGATGCAAGTAGTGAAGACGCGCGAGGACGCCAACATGGCGAAGACTGGCGCGTTTAGGAATATATCCGCCGAGGTCGGACAGGATTTTCAGAATGACCTGTTGAGGTTGCAATTGCCATGGGCGCAAGCGAACGCCAAGGCGATTCAGAGACTGCCCCAGGCGGCGATGTTGCAGTTGATCTTGAACAGTGGGGGAACGCAGGCTTTAGGACTGGTCGGCATGGGAGCCGCCAGCAGATTCTTGAGAAGAGGGAGTGGACGATGACGGTTGATGCGAGAGGTAGGGAAAGAGTGCAGACGCACTTTCCGGATGAATCGCAGACGATTCAGAGTGATCGGCCACCGTCGATTACGGAGATGTTGAAGGATTTTGGTGTCTTGCGCATGACCAACATGTTGGATGAGACCGAATTGGTCTTCGCGGACGTGAGCGAGTTTACCGATTTTGCGGACGTGATGAACCACGTCAAGGAGGCAGAGAGAACCTTTCTCAAGCTGCCCCCGCAGGTAAGAGCGCGATTTGACCACGACGTAAGGACGTGGCTAGATTCAGCGCATGCCGAGAGGAGAGAGAGAAGAACTCCCCCACCGCGGGAGGAGCGATCGAGAGAGGGAGACCCGGACCCGGCGGTGGTTGTTGCGCCGGTTACCGTGGTGGACCCCGTGGAGGCCCCGAAGGGAGCCTAGGAGTGATTTCAGGTGATTGGGTCACCTGGCACATATATAACAAGGTTGGAATATGTGCAGAGCGGCCCCGGGAACTCCCGGGGCCGCTTTTTTCGGAGGTATCAGAGTGAGCATCGACCTCACGAGGGCCGTTACGCGGCATCCTCAGAGGTCGATTTTTCCTTTTCAGCCTCAGCGATCGCTTCTTCGAGCGCGATCACCTCGAGAGCGGCTTTTTGGTACCGTTGCTCAGCACGGTCCCTTTTGATCACTGCGGTCCTTAGACCTTGTTCAACGAAGTCCTGGATGAAGGCTTCGTATTGCCGTGAGGCTTTTCGCTTAGGCATAGGAGGTTCCCGTGTGGAGGATGATTGTGATCTATATTTTACTTGTTTACGTCAATGTAAACAAGAGTTTGACCGCTACGGCCGTTCGGGCCTTGCGGAGAGTTGACCGGAGGAGGGCGATAAGATGAGACGCCAGAAGATGAGTAGACGCAGTTCCAGGAGAACTTTCAGGAATGGAGCTGCAAGGCAGCATCCGAAGAATCGTTTGACCGCATATGGCATGCGGGGGGGGATTCGGCTTTAGTGAGTTGTTACCATCCGGTCGAGGTGGGAATTTTTCGGAAGTCGCTTTATAAGGGGCCGCGTGTGAGAGATTCACAGGCGGTCCCTTGTGGTAATTGTATTGCATGTAGAGCGACTCAGGCGCGGGAATGGACCATGCGAATTGTGCATGAGCGCCGGATGCATGAGCATGCATGTTTTTTGACGTTAACGTATTCACCAGAGGAGGTTCCGAAGTATGGTTCGCTTTGTGCGAAGGATTTTCAAAGGTTTTTTAAGGCCTTACGTAGGCAGCACGAGGCGAAGAGCATCCGTTATTTCGGATGCGGAGAGTATGGACAGAGTACCCAGAGGCCGCATTATCATGCGGTGTTGTTTGGTGCTCCTTTTTTTGACCGCGAAGTTATTCGCGAGGGGAGCAATGGGCCTGTATGGAGGTCGCAGAGTTTAGACGACTTTTGGGGCCTTGGGATTACCGAGTTTGGAAGCGTAACTAATGCGAGTGCCGCATATGTGGCAGGTTACGTGCAGAAGAAGGTCAGTAGGAAAGCATTTCCGGAAGCTTATGAGAGATATTGTTCGCTAACAGGGGAGGTTGTCGAAGTCGAGCAAGAGTTTTCGCGGATGAGTTTGAAGCCAGCCATAGGTAGACAATGGATTCAGAGGTATTGGCAGGATGTTTACCCGAGAGATTTTGTTGTTGTGGATGGCAGGGAGTTTAGACCACCGCGTTACTATGATAAGTGGATGGAGCAGGAGCATCCTGGAGTGATGATGGATGTTAGAGCGAAGAGAATTGACCAGAGCAAGGAGGTAAGTGTATATGAGTTGAATGCGAGAGAAGTATCGCATAAGGCCCGAGCCCGTTTATTTGACAACAGGAGTACTATGTGATGAAGGCCTTTTTATTCACAGTGTATGACAGTGCCTCAGGAAGGTACCTGGAGCCGTTTTTTGCCCCGACGGTTGAGTTCGCGATGCGAGAATTTAAGACCGCCGTTAATACGGACGGTCATCAGTTCGCGAAGTACCCCGCAGACTACACGTTGTTTACACTTGGTACGTTTGACGGGGCCACGGGGCTTTTGGATACTCGGGAGCCCACGAGTTTAGGCGTGGCGCTTACGTTCGTTGAGAATCCCCCGATGAGTTTGGAGGCTTAGCATGGCGAAGGACATGGTAACTGTGAGGCGACCCGAAACAAATATGTTTCGAGAGATGCCTTCGGCGAATGTTGGACGGTCGCAGTTTAATCGGAGTCACGGTTTGAAGACGACGTTTGACGCGTCTTACCTGTATCCGATTTTGGTAGACGAGGTTCTGCCCGGGGACACGTTTACCTGTAAGTTGACCGGATTTGCGAGAATTTTCTCGCCGCTAGACGCGCCGGTGATGGACAACATCGAGGTCGAAACGTTTTTCTTTTTTGTCCCGTGCAGGTTGTTGTGGGATAATTGGCCCGATTTCATGGGAGAGCATGACGGGCCAGGCGCACAGGACACCGTTTTTGTGGTTCCCCGTCTCGCGACGGGGATGGTGGTCAATCATGACACGCAGCATAGCGCGCATGATGTCCATTTTTTGGGCGCCTATATGGGCTTGCCTCACGGGTTGGATTCGAATTTGACGATTATTAATTCGATGCCTTTCAGGGCTTACAACCAGATTTACAACGAATGGTTCCGAGATCAGAACATTCTAGGTGAGGCCTTGGAGCATCGAAGCGACGCCTCCGATACTCCAAGTAGTTACGTGATCAGGAAGTCAGGCAAGAAGCATGACTATTTCACGAGTGGTTTGCCGTACCGGCAAAAAGGGAGCGCGCAGACTGTTGCGTTGACAGGTGTTGTCGACGTGCGCACGGACGCAGCCGATGACGCGGATTTAGGTATTTGGTCGACCGCCGCGTCGGCGTATCGTGAGATGGACACGAATGACCCGACGCTGGACTTAAGTTCGGCCGTTCCGGCCGCCGGCGACAAGATGTATGTCGACCTGAACGTTACTGGCGCGGCAGTGGATATTAACGCCTTGCGGCGTTCAGTGATGATCCAGCGATTGCTGGAAAGGGATGCGCGGGGAGGGACTCGCTATACCGAGCTGATCAAGAGTCACTTCGGTGTG